CCACAGAGATTCCAAGGCAGCGACCTTCGCCGTACTGCTTTTTCCACTCGGCGATTTGGGCCGGGGTTACTTCCGAGGTCTTTATCTGTTTTTTTTCTGCCATTTAAATAGTGTTTAAATAGTTTATAGCAGCTGATTCTGCAGCCTCAAAAAGATAAACGGAAGGGTCACCTCCATCTTCTTGTCGTTCTGCGCCATGCCCTTGGGCGCTTCTGTAAACTGCAGCTTCAGAATCTTGTCGGTTGTAATCGTATCGCCGTTGGAGGGGTTGCCGTATGCCACGATGGCGTCGGCCTCGATGTTGAGCACGCTACCTTTACCGGCTGCGACGAGGCTTTCGTAATCGCTTTGCATAATCTTGAGGCTGCCTTCATAGCCGCGGTTGCCCTTCTGGATTGAATGTGGCTCGTTACCCTTGCCGTAACTGAGCTCCTTTTCCTGTTTTTCGGTGTACCGGATTTCCATGATGCCGGTAATGTCAGCACCCCCTAACACGAGGGTAATGTCTGACCATTCATATTCTCTGCTGTCGAACATGGTTATGCTGTTATGGTTTGAAATCCGAGGTCAACCTCAATGGTACGGGCATAACCGAAAGGCCGCACGCGGATGCTTCCGGTCACCTTGCTGGTGCTTACAACGTTCTGCGAAGCGTTGATAAAGCAGGATACCCCGCGGTCGTTGGGGTTTGTGGGGTCGGCGCTCAGTTCGCCGTTGCTGGTCATGCTCAGGGCGATAGCATTCTCAACCTTAGCCTGCCACGCCTTCACGATTGCGGGCTGCAAAGTGCCGTCGGGCAGCACGGGCAGATTGTCGAGAAGTTCGTCGAGCAGGGTGGTGTAGGCAATGCGGTAGGCCTTGTCGACCGTGCGCCGTGCGGTAAGTTGTCCGTAATCGTCGGATACGGACGTGCAAAGCGGATCGTCGGAAAAGAAAAAGCCCACCTTACCCACGTGGGTGCGCAGGGTGATGTAGCCTTTGTCGTGAATTCCGGCCAGGTCAGCCTTGTCGACTGCCTTGTCTTTCACGTAGGCGGCGGAGATGGCCAGGGCGCCGTCTTTCAGACGTCCGATATTGCGCATCACCTGAATTTTTGCAATGCGACCGGCCAGAATGCCGACGCAGGCGTCGCCTGAGTTGTTAGCCGTATCGCCGATCAGCACGGCCACCCGGTTGGTGGTGGCGAGGCGCATGTCGGTAAGATCGCCGGGGGTTCCGGTATAACTACGGCCTTCGACGATTGCAAAAATGGGCGCGGCGAGGCTTGCCTGTGCGTAAGCGCACAAAGCCTGAGCTGCAGTTACGGCTGCGAATACATCGCTGTCGAGGCCGTTTGTGGTTGTAGGGGTATAACCCGATGCCGGGTCTCTGGCAAACACAAGCCCGCGGATGGCTCCCTGTGCGGCAAGCAACAGGGCGGGCGCGATAGTGGCGTCGGTGCTGTCGGCCATGTTGGCAAGGGTAACCGTGTCGGCTACGCCCATGATCCAGAGCACGGCTTCGCTGGCTGCACCTGCCTCGAGGTAGAATTCAGAGACATGCTTATACAGCGCCGGATTGTTGGCAAGGGTAACGCCTAAAGTGGTGAGGTCGGCCAGCTTGGTGAGCTTGTAGGCCGTCTTCAGGGCGAAAGTGGAAGATACCGCCGTGGCGGTACAGATCAGCCCCATCACGCCGTCGGCGCTGGGGGCCACGGCACCGAGGGCGCCGTTTGCGAAATTGATAATAACTTTTGGAAGTGCCATTATTTCAGGTCTTTACGGGTTAATGGCGTAACGGTTGAGTCCTTCAGGGTGTTGGCATGCATGTGTGCGAAGCTCTTGTTCACGAAGCACTCATCGTCGTGAGTAAAGTAAACAACGTCTACGCTGTGCGTATCGAACACCTGCTTCGCCCTTGCGGCGCGGGCGTCGGGCTTGGGCTTTTCGCTCGCGGGTGCGGGGGTGGCGCCCTGCTTGGGCTTTTCAGTTTTTGACATAGCGGAATGTTTTATATAATGTGAAAAAAATCAGTAGCAAAGCGAGGAGATAAAACCCCGCTATCTTGGCTTTTTGCTCCCAGGTAAGGTAATTAACCCGGGTGGTTTCTGTACGTACACTCACAGAGGTGGTGTCGTTTTGCTCGTAAATCTTTGATATTGCTTTGTAAACTGCAAACGAATCGACACGGCACTCGGCCGTGAGGGTATTGTTGACGATCCGCACTTCAGGCTTAACGTTAAGCCCTGCGCGCAGCTGCGTGATCTCGCGAATCATCGCATTGCCGTGCTCATCGCATTCGATCAGGGCTTGAATAATCGAACTGTCGGCTGGCACCGGAACACGGATCAGGCTATCCTTACGCACGATCACGGTACGCACCGTAGTGCTGTCGGTTGTATTTACCGACTTCTGCACCGGGCTGCACGATGCGAGCAGCAGCGCAAGGATGAGTATGTTAATTCCCGTTTTCATTCAACTTGTTAAGGATATCCTGGTCGATGTTCAGTTTTTTTAGCAGGTTTGCAATCTGCCGGTTGACAGTTACGATCTGCCCAATTTTCTTTTCCAAATCGTCGATCTTTTTCGACAGCTCAGCATTTTCGCGACGGCTCTGAGTCAGCTCTGTGATGAGCTCCTGGTTATGCTTAATCAGGCTTTTCTGCGCTTCGATCATCGAATTTACGCTCGTTGTCACTAAATTCATCTCCTCGCTCATTGCGCCCGCACGGGCTTTTTTGCGTTCGGTGCGATAGCCGATAAACGACACCAGGAGACCTGATCCGAGCAGGCCGTTAAGCACGAGACTCAGTAATTCAATCATGCAAAGTACAGTTTTGATTCGTGAGCGCGCCGTGCCGTAAGGCCCGGCAGTATCTTTCCGCCTGCTTTGTTCCACCTTGCGAACTCAGCGGATATTGCGGGGTTGTGCGGGTTTGCTTCTACCAGCTTGCGAAGGGTTGACTTCAGAAATGCTCCGACGCCGCAATTGAATGTAAACGACACAAGCGCGTCAAACTGATTCTGCGTAAGCTTTTGCCGCACCTGGCTAACGGCCAGCTCGGCGGCCACAACATCACGGCGCAGCAAAGCATCAGCCTCGGCCTGCGTAATTTGCTGGCCTTCGCGCGCCGGGGTGTGCCCGTAGCCGATCGTCCAGACTCCGGCCGGGCACTTGTATGCCTTCAGCCTGAGCCCTTCATGCTCTTTGATAATGCGCAGACAGTTTTCTGAAGCTTTCATCGTTTTTTAGTTTAACCCCCCGTGCGGGGGTGGCAGGTCAGTTACGTGCCACCCGGCCGCGGGGAGAGAGAGGAAACACGAGGTGTCAGAGCGTTAACGGGGGTTGTGCTAAGAGGTGGGGGAGTAAATTGCCGCGAGACCTTTTGTGCGGATGGGCAACGCGACAAACCGTTTCTGGAATCCGATGATGTCGCCGCGCTCTTTCGGGTCTTTGTAGGTTGCAAAGACTTCTACCGTGCCATCTGCCCTCATCACTTCATCAGAGCTCCACAATGTTGAAGCAATTGTATCTGTAGAGGAGGCAGGCGCCGCGCCATATGTGACCCTTGCGCCGGTTGATTTATTGAAGCGGGGGGTCTGGCTATTCACGAAGTAGCGAATTCCCCAGATTTTACCGGTCATGATCATATCTTTATACAGCTTCATGTCATGGAAAAGAAGGTCAGCTTCGTGCTTAGGGTTCAGGCATAAATTGAAGCGCGTAATATCCATATCAAGCGCGACAATCTTTGACCTGATCGTTAATATATCCTCGAATGTGAGACGTTTATAGCCTCCGAAGACATCGCCGGTGGCGGCAATAACGGGTGTAAACGTCGCGTCGGCCGAGGGTGCCCAGTAGTGACATGCGAGCGAAACGGAAGCTTTGCGCAAGGTGTTGCGATGCTGACGAACAACGCTGTCCATCTTGTCGTACATCGTTTCCATCTCGTCAAGATTGCGAACGACCGTATTCTCCGTATCAAGGGTTTTAAGGGCGATGGTCAGCGGGGTGTCGGAGCGCTGGGCGGTTGCTACGGGGTAGGACGTGTTGTCGATGAGTACCGCCGGATCGGCGCCCGCTTCGGCAAGATTCAGCGTGTTAAATGATACCAGGGAGCTCATGTCCACCGACGCCACAAGGATGTCGTCTTTCGGATAAAAGCCCTCCATGATCACGTCCGTCCAAATCTGTTTGTTGATGGCCATTCCGGCTATGCCGGAGAAGTTAGGGGCAAACTGCCCCGCCACAATCGCGGCGCCGATGGCTACCGGTGCGGCAATGTTCAGGACTGTTCCAACGAAAAGCGCTACGATTACATTGAACAGTAACGCGGAAAAATTGAGTTTTTTCATGTGAGTGTAAATGAGTTGGTTAAGCTTCGGTTACTGCCAGCTTACTTTTGTAGCCAGCGCGGAGAGTCTCATATGCGGTGGGGTCTTTTGCCCTGAGCTGGGTAAGCCCTTCAGGGTCTTCCTTCGACCATTTGAGAAAGTCCCATCCGGCGCGGTCTCCGGGGATTCCGGCTGCGCCAGGGGCAGGGGGTTTAATACCTGCGCCTAATTCTTGCTTTGCGGGCATGGCGGCGAGGATGTCGGAAGCATTTTTGTAATCGGTGATGGCAAGGTTTACGAAGCTCTCCTTACGGGTTGCGTCGATCTTACCCTGAGCGATGGCGAGGTCAACGAGGGCCTCGGCGCGTTCTTTCTTCAGTGCGTTGAGGGCTGTCTCTGCGTTTGCGCGCTTGGCCTCGAGGGCCATCACGGCGGCCGAGATGGCCGTCCCGGTGTCGTGTTCGGCCGGGATGCCGAGGCAGGTGGCTGCTTCGGCGGTTAATGTGATTTTGTTCATAAGCGTATGGGGGGGGGTTGGTAGCGGGTGTGTGGGTGCGGCAAGCTGCTGCACGGTTTTGAGGGCGTCGTCAACGCTCAGCTTCGTGCCCTCGGCCGAGTAAAAAGCGATTGATCCGGAGTTTGAGGGCACGCCTACAACGCTGCCCTCGAGGAGCTCCCAGGATGTTACAACTAAGTCCATCTCGCCGGTTGGCAACTCGATATACTTCGCGTCTTTAATGTACATGCCCACGCTGGCGGCCTTCAGGAATCCTCTTTCTACCTTTCCGGATATCTTCAGGGCGTCCGGGTCATCGGTGTCGAACACAGGCTTGGCGCGAAGCTCCTGGCCCTCTACGCGAAGCTCTGCCCAGCGACCGATTACATTGCCGTAATCGTGGTTGTGCAGCATCACCGGGTTGGTATTGAATCGCGAGAAGTCTCCACCGGAGTTCAGGAGCCTGAAGCCGTGAGAATTTTTTTGACTTTCGTCGTTGAGCACAAAATATTCAGGAGGCATGTGTGCGAGTTTGAGCCGCAAACATATATTTCATTTTGCGCGAAACCTCGTAACTGTCCTAAAACTGAACAGTGTATTCGACAGCGGGACATATCTGCCTTTTTTTATTCAATGTGTAGGAATTTTGAGGGCTAAACTCCCCCCAACATGGCGAAACTAAAAACGGTGCAACCCCGCGATCAGGCAAAATACGACTACGCCTATCTGCTTTTTATGCAAGGCGTTAGTCAGGCGGACATCTGCAAACGGGTTGGTATCAGCCCGCCGACGATACAGAGCTGGAAGGATGCCGGAGCCTGGGCGGCAAAGCGGGCGGCAAAGACAATAAGCATCGACGACCTGCTGCAAAAGGCTATGAAAAAGATTGACGAGATGCTCGACGAAAAAGGGCTAAACGCCGACAGCTTCGCTAAGGCGGTGCAGCAACTTAAGGTTTTGAAGCGAAACACGACCGTCGACGACGACATCAACACCCTTACGACCTTCAGCGATTATGTGATTGCCCGGCGCGCCGACGACAAGGCTGTTACCGAAGAATTCATAAAGTTGCTCACCCGCCTACAGGATAACTTCATTCAAAGCCGTTTGAAATGAATCAGCGCAAGGTAACCCGCGAAACACTCGAGCGTTGGAAAGAGCGCGTTAGCTGGATCACATCAGAGACATTTACCCTCCCCGACAGCGCCGACGTAGTAGAGAAAAGGGTAGAGCGCGCCCGCAAAGATTATCAGTACTTTGTAAACACTTACTTTCCGCACCTGGCCGTCAAAAAGTGCGGGGCGTTTCAATTATCTGCGGCAAAGTACCTGAGGGAAACCCCGAAGACCCGCGCCCTGTTCGAGTGGGCGCGAGGGCATGCTAAGAGCTCACACCTGAGCCTTATGATACCGCTCTGGTTAAAGATTCAAAGCCCACGGCAGATTAACGTAATGGTGCTCGTGTCGAAAAGTGAGGACATGGCCTGCCGCCTGCTCGGCGATCTGCAAGCTGAGCTGCAGTACAACAACCTTTTTGCCTCCGACTTCGGCGACCAGGTAAGCGATGGGACGTGGGCAGAAGGGGAATTCCGCACCGCCGACGGCTGCCTCTTTGTTGCCAAAGGGCGCGGGCAAAGCCCCCGCGGCCTGAAAGACCGTGGCCGCCGCCCTGATTATATCGTGATAGATGATATCGACGACGACGAAATCGTGCTGAACCCGGCGCGGGTAAGCAAAACGTTGAACTGGTGCCTCGAAGCACTGGCCGGGACGATGGAGATGGGCCGCGGCAGATTCGTGATGGTTGGCAACCGGATCGGCAAGGACAGCATACTGAGCAGATTCGCAAAGCGTCCCGGCGTGCATCACACAATTGTAAACGCCCTCGACAAACAGGGCCACCCGACGTGGCCGGAGAATTACACCGTTCAGGAAATTAAAGAGCTGCGGTCGTTTATCGGCGAACGCAGCTTCCAGAAAGAGTACATGAATAACCCGATTAACGAGGGTACGGTATTTCAGGCAAAGCACTTACAATACGGCAAGATGCTCGACCTGAAGTTATACCGCACGCTGATCTGCTACACCGACCCGTCGTTTAAAGACAGCCGCACCGCAGACTATAAGGCCACAATGCTGGTCGGCAAAACCCCTGAGGGGCAATTCCACGTACTGAAGGCGTATGTGGCCCAAACAAGCATCACTGATATGGTTAACTGGCACTACGAGATACACAACTACGTAGCCGGGCGCGTACCGGTGATGTATTACATGGAAAGCAACTTCCTGCAAGAGCTGCTACTCGAGGAGTTCAGAAAGGCCGGTAATAGCCTCGGCATACAAATCCCGATCCGCGGCGACAGCCGCAAAAAGTCTGACAAATTTGCCAGGGTAGAGGCCATGAGCCCTTACTTCGAGCGTGGGCTGGTTGTCCTCAACCAATCAGAAAAAG